AATACTAAAGAAGAGAACAATCTTAGTAAGATTGATTTAATGTTAATTGATAAAGTATTAGTTACTACTGATGTTTTAATTGAAACTTATAATAATTCTAAAACAGTATTAAATATTGGATTCTTTATTGATGGTATTCCTTCCTTTTCAAAAATTATTGAACAGAGAAGAAGAAGGACTAGAAATTATTTTGAATCAATGAATAGAAAGGAAAAGTTTAATAAGTACTTTGGAAATATTAAAGATGTTTATATTGATGAAGAAGGAATTAAATATAATTATTTCAAGTGGATTGAAAAGAGATTTTCTTTGGATAAATCATTTAGTCCTATTTCTCCAATTATTAAAAGATTGGAAATTGAACTAGCTAGATATTACAAGAATCGTAATATAAAAGTATTTATTAATCCTGGGTTAAGTAACGGAGAGGCTGATTTAAAAATCTTTCAGTTTATACAAAATGAAAATTTAACTGGAGATGTTTTGATTCATACCACTGATTCAGACTTTATTCATTTAATGTTAATTCAACAAGTTTATTTTAATTTTAAAAGAACTGATATTAATATTTCAATCATAAAACATAATTCTAAAGATGATGAGTATATTCAATACTTTGATGGACAAGCTATGGTAGTAGCTATCAATAAATATTATAATCAAATCTCAGGACTTACTACAACAGATTATCGCATTATTTATGATTTCTGTTTATTATTGTTATTTTTTGGTAATGATCATTTACCAACTTCATTTGAAATTGGTCCTGAACTTGGACTAGATTCTATTTTTAAAATTTATAGTAGAACTAAGAGGTTTATTATTAATTTAGAAGATGATACTATAACTATTGATTTTAATAACTTTACTAAATTATTATCAGAGTTTCAAAAGAATATTAATGTAAATTTTACAAAGATTTTATTAAATAGAAATTTTAAGATGCCTTTACAAGTTACAAATTTATTAACTGATCATGATAAATTAAATATGGATTATCACGATGTATTAGACTTTATTAAACATATCTTAATTCAGGATGGACAAAAGATATTTGATAAATTAGATAAAACAGACATTCGTTATTCACTAGTAAATAACAACAAAGATTTTGATTTTAATACTTATTTGGATAAAATATTAACAAATAAGGAGAATCTAAGGAATTTGGTTCTATCAAATATAGAATCTATATTAGATAATCTAGATTTTGCATCTCCAGAGAATAATGGTTTAGTTCCTTACAAGAAACCATATTTGAAAACCAATGATAATTATCAAGATTTATATAATATTCTATCAGAGAATACGGTTACTGAATTAAATAATAAAAATAAAGTTTTATATGACCCACAAAAGGAAGACTTTTTGATTTTTAAGAATAGTAAATATAATAAGGAAATGTGTTATTCATATGTTAAAAAGTTTTTTCATTTGGTTACATCGTTTTTTGGTAGTCTTAAAACTTATCATACAAATAATATTACAGCTTATACCTATGATTACGTTCCCAAAATTGAATATTTAATAAAGTATTTAACCGAGAATAATGATTTGGAAAAGATTAAGAATGAAATTAAAAATGAAAATTTGAATGAAACTGATTATTTTTCTTCAGTAAATCATCACGTGTTTATTACTGCTTATTTATCATTGGATGATATTAAAGATGAATCAACTAAGAATACAAGTAAATTATTAAAGATAGATGATTTATGGATTGGTGATAAGAATGTTGAAACTTTTTTTCATAACAAAGTTCCTGCTTTAGAATTTTTAACTAATTGGGATAATGCTGTAAGAGAAACAGAAATAAATTAAAAATATTTAAGTTTTTTTCTATTTAAAAGTATATAAAATGGGTAATGCTATATCTGATCAAGCTAATCAACAAGCACAAGTAATAAAACAACAAATGGAACAAGCAGCACGAGCACAAGCACAAGCACAAGCACAGCAAGCACAAATAATTTTAAACAATTCTGATAAAGTTACCGTAGTTGGAACAATACCTTCAAGTTGTCCTTGTGGTCTACAATTATTAGAAGGATTATGTTATAAATGTCCTGATGGATATACTTTGACTGCACCAGGAAAATGTTCTATTGAAAGAAGGCTTACAAATATAAGATATGATTCAGGCTCCCCGATAGATTATAGTAAATACTAGAAAACCTATTAGATCTGCATTTTATGGATTAGTATAAAATATTTTTTTGTTAGTTATTAATTTCAAAATAAGCTTTCTAACATCTTAATTATTGTTTCTAAATTTACCATTTTCTACATTGTGTTTGACACCCTTCTAAAATATTTGATTCAATCATAACACAAATATTATTTTGTCCATATTGTAGTAAAAATAAATGGTGTATTAATGAAAGTATTATAGATAGTCATCCAGAAATTTCAAAAAATGATGATTTAAAGTAAATAAATTTTAATTTCTAGATAACATTAATGTTTTTACCTAGAAATGAAAAAAGAATTTTTGAAAATAATATATTAGAAAATGGAATAAAAACAATATATGTTCAAGATAAACTAACCGATAAGACAGAAATTAGTGTGTGTGTTAATATTGGCTCTTTAGCTAATCCAAAAGAATATCAAGGTTTAGCACATTTTCTAGAACACATGTTATTTTTAGGTTCAAAGAAATATCCTAAAGAAGATTATTATGAAAAAGTAGTTAAACAATATGGTGGGTCGTTTAATGCATTCACCGATAGTTTTGAAACTGTTTATTATTTTTCAGCTTTTAACACTGGAATTAATGTTATTATGGATGTTTTTTCTAGATTTTTCATTGACCCTTTATTTAATGAAGATTCGGTAAATAGAGAAATTAATGCAGTTAATAGTGAACATGAAAAAAATATTACAGATGATAACTGGAGGCAATTTCAATTAATTAAAAACGTAGCCATTAAAAAACACCCATACAATACATTTCCAACAGGTAGTTTAGGTACTTTAAGAAAGGAAGGATTGAGAGAAAGAATGATAAAGTTTTGGCAAGATAATTATGTAAGTGAAAATATAAATATTTGTATTATTTCTAATTTAGATATTGATAAACAGAAGAAAATGATTCAAGATACTTTTGGATTAATTCCTAAGAAGAAAGCAAATAAATTTGTATTACCTAAACCAATTTACAATAATTTCAACACTACTTATCATATGAAATCTTTAGCAGATATTCAAAAGTTAAATTATTATTGGGAAGTTCCAAATACTAAAGAATATAGATACAATAAGTTATTTAATGTATTAGGAGATATTCTTGTTAATTATAGTAAAGATAGTTTAGCAAATCATTTAAAAATAAAAGGCTTTATTGAAACTATTAGTTACAGTTATAATGAATCAGAAGGATCTTTTCAATTACAATTTTCATTAACAAAGATTGGTCTTAAACAGGTAGAGTATATTGATGGAACTTTAAAATATGCATTAGATAAAATATTTAAAAGTGAATGGAATGGTATTTTGAAATATTATTCAGATATTTATGATATAAACTTTAAAACTTTGGGTAAAACTGGTAATTTAGAATTATCAACTATGTTAGCAATTAATACATCTTATTACCCATTACAAGAAGTATATTCTGGAGCTTATTTGATTAAAAATTTTGAGAAAGACCCTGTTCAAAAATTACAATCTTATTTTGATAAAAATTTTAAAGTTTTAATCACTAATGAAGAAATTAAAAATCCAACAATAGATAAGAATTATAAAACTGAATATTGTATAATACCAGATATAAATTCGAAACCAATACCATTTCAATTTAGAATAAATTTATATAATCCTTTCTTAGATTCTAGTCCTAAAGTTATTAAAAATTTAAGTTATGAAAAACCAGAATTAATAAGAGAGAAAACTTGGTATGGTGCTTGTAGTAAATTTAACGAATCAAATATTAAAGGCGCTTATATTTTTAGTAATAATTCATTTTTTAATAATGAAAGAAATTTTGTATTAACTATTATATCTATAGATTGTATTAACTTTTATTTCAATCAAGAATTATTTAATATTGCATCTTTGAGTTACGATGTAAAAGTTTTTTCAAAGAGTTATTACAATTCAATTGTTTTAGAATACGATTGTCCTAATGATCCTAGTAAATTTATTGAATTTGTTAATATGTCTATTAAAATGTTATTTAATTTAAAAGTACCTAGTCAAATTATAAAATCTAAAATAGAAACAAATAAAGAAGAAATTAAAAATTCAACTAAATTAAATCCTTATGAATATTCTGACTATTATTTTTCTAAAATGATTAAGAGTAATAGTTATCCAGATGATAAATTACTAGCAGAATTAGAAAAAATAACTGTTGACGATGTTCAAAAGTATTTATTCGAATTCTTAAAAAATTCATCTTTAACTTCTTATTTTTATGGAAATTTAATCAGAGATACAATACCTAATGTTTTACTATTAAGTAAATATTATTTTAATCCTCCAGTAAATTTTCCTTGTAATAGAAAAGTTAAAAGTATTAATATTAAACATCCTAATAAAAATGAAAAAAGTAATTGTGTAACCATTTATTATCCTATCGGTAATTTTGTACCATTAATTTGGTTGCACGGTTTTATGATTGAATTAATCTTAGAACCAACTTTTTACAATATATTAAGAACAAAAAAACAATTGGGTTATTTAGTTAATATAAATTTTACTAACTTTGGAGAAGAAAACTTTTTAATTCAAAAGATACAATCTGAGAAAAAATGCGAAGAAGTTACAAAAGAAATAAATGCTTTCAATTCTACAATTCTTCAATTAATAAAAGAAGCTAAATTAGATGAATATAAAACTTCAGTAGAAAATCAATTAAAACAAAAAGAAACAACATTATCAGAAATGTATAATAAATATTTTTCAGAAATATTATCAAGAAAATATTTATTTGATAGGAAGAAAATAATTTTAGAAAAGTTACCACAAGTAACTACAAATTCATTATTAGATTTTGTTAAAAAGTATATATTAGAGAATAAGAATAAAATTGATTTTTATTTAAATAGTAATTAACTTTAATATATAACAATGACTCTAATCGGATATAAAAAATGTCAACCTAGTAAAGACCATACTACTAGAGTAATTGGTATATTTGAAATAATAAACGAATCAAAAGTTGCACCACAAATAAATAGTGATTATGGTCTTTATAGAGTTAACAAGTGTAAACTAATAGGTGTAGAAGATTTAAATGGTAATCCATTAGATATTGATACATTGGAACCAGTTAGATTTATTAATAATGATTCAAATGTAGTATTCAAATTAAATGAGGTAACTTCAGTTACTCATTTTGACGATACTCAAAATATTATTGGAGATGGTATTTTGATGTTTTTAAATAAATTGAGAGCTGTTTATTATTTACTAGAGTATCGTGAGAATGGTCCATTAATAAAATGGAGAGACAATGGAATTATTTATTGTGAAGAAAATTACATTGATAATAAAAAAAATGGAATCTGGAAATATTATCATAAGAATGGTAATATTAGAAGAGAATGTGAATATAATGATAATCATTTAACTAATATAGAAAAGATTTATGACATAAATGGTAATTTAAAAGAAACTAAGAATCATATTATAAATTATTTTGAAAGTATATATAAAACCTAATTTTTACATTTTAATTTATATTCATCATCTGGATATACATTTCTATGATAAAACAGTTGACAATCAACTGCTACTTCTTTTAATGCTGTTTCAAATGCACCAATTAATTTACTTTTTTGTTTTGCCATCGACCAAATTGTTTGGTCTGCTGTTACTATTCCAGATTTAGTAGCTAGATATAAAAATACTTCAACATTCCTATCTTTCTTTGGTAAATCTTTATGAGAACAAAATCTTATGGCTCTTCCTATAATTTGAAGCACACGAGACATATTCCAATAAGGTTCTAAAATATGAACTTGTCTGACTCTTTTAAATGAAACACCTTCTTTAACTGAGGGTGAACCTATCATCATATTTATTTTAGATCCATCATCATTATCCTTTTGATTAAATATATATTTAATCTCTTCTTTCATTTCTTTCTTTTCATCACCAGTCCAAAGAGCATATCTAAGAGGGCCTTCACCAAATACTTTATAATTTTTATATCCATGATATTCAATAAATTTAATAAAAGATTTAATACCACCTAAATCTTTAAAGTTAGAATAAACAAAAACAGGTCCTTCAGATTTTTTAATTTTTTTAAATATCTTGTAAAATTTAATTGAATAGTTATGAATGTTTTGTAATTGTAAATGGTCATTTTTTAAACTAGCAAAACCTAATTCTCCAATTCTTTTATTTGGAAATGCTATATTAGAAATAACTCTAGGTCCTAAGAAAAAATTAAGAGGCAAATTTAATATGTCAACATTTCTAAATGCTCCTTTAACAATATCTCCCTCTGTAGATAATGCTGATAAATAAGATTTATATTGAAAATCAGACATTTGACATTTTACCACTTTGAATAATTGTTCAGGATATGTAAAAGGAGGTGCTCCTCTGAAATAAGATATCAAGTTTTTGGATAAAGAATTAAATTTATCTAAGTTTTTAGTTTCATACATTGAACCTTTTCTTTTTAAAAACTTTTTATCAAAATCTAATCCAATAGGAAACTCAACTTTAGGTTTTAATAAGTTTAATGTTAAACCGATTTCACTAGGTTTATCAAACATAGGTGTTGCACTTAAAATAAGTATTTTTAAGGAATCAGTAGATTTGTCTATACTCTTCTTTAAAGTATTATAAAATGTTCCAGTTAAAGAAACCATATTTTGAACTTCATCAATAATTAGTAATGTATCATCTAGTTTAATTTTATTCTTTTTAGTTAATTCAATAAACTTATGATAGGAATAAATTGTATAATATTTTTTGATTCTTTTATCTGATTTTTGTATGATACTTTTATATTCTAAATCATCTGGTTTTAACTTTAACAATTTTTGTCTATCTCCTTTTGATAAATATTCTTCTCCTGGACAAGGTGACCTTAATTCATCAACAAAATTACCGATTAAAGAAGCAGGTAATACTACAATAATATTTAACTTATGCTTCATTTTTTCAGCAACAGAAATAGCAGCACAAGTTTTGCCTGCTCCAATTTGGTGATAAACTAACATACCAGGGGGTGCGTCTTTAGAAGAAAAGTAATCAGCTATAAATTCTTGTTGGGGTTGTAATTTAAATTTAGTTGGATTACAAAAATCATCTATTGTTTCTTTCTTTGGTTTTATTTCATATTTTTTATATTTTTTTGTTATTTCTGCCATATTATTAAACTTGATATAAAAATTGAATTATATATTAATTTATTATATATACAATCTAGTATGAGTTCCATAACTAA